TTTCCTAGATCAGTTCTGCCTTCATAAGCATCACCAGAAGCAAGTTCTTTCATCCATTTCCCCCCACCAGACTCATGAGAGATCTGGGAAATAAAGTGACGTATTCTATTAGGCGTATTTATATTAAATTGAGTTAGACACCTGTTTAAATCATTGATAACTCTATCACTAATACTTGTTTCAGAAACATCCCAGACGCGAGAAAGTTGGTTTTTTGTAATCAAGGCACCAGTGTTATCTGATACCTCTACTACTTTTTTACAGGATCAAATACCCTGCCCCACCCATCAGCCGGGTGTTTTACGGTCCACCTTTTTTGTAGTGTTGATTTCCTATAAACTACTTGTCTTCCATTTGCAACAGGAGTTACATAATTTTCATATAAATTTCCATACGGGTCCCTTACCCAATAATCACCACCATCAGTTTTGCCGATTACAATAATCATATGGCCCCCACCAATCGGGGCACTTTCAGGGCCTTTATGGAGAAAACCAATCACAACAGGTCTTCCGGCCTCTAGTTCTTTATCAAGATCGGCAAATGTCATATCATATCTAAAAACCGACTCAAGACCATAATCTCTCAAAACTCTAGTCTGAACACCATGATCCGTAGATTTACCAATGGCCAATACTTTTCTTAAATAAGCGTCGTCTCCTCTTGGTCCAGGTGGAAGCGATCCGGGTTTTAGAAACTCTAGGTACATTGCACAGGCAGAAGAATTACATGTGGAATCTGGTAGAGCATAATTATCCGTTTGTGGATACCAGGGGACATTTAATAAAATACCAGATGGTTTTGCGACCTCTTCTGATGCCCTATAAATTCTTACCCAATTTGCATTGTCCTCAAGAAGTTCAGGAGCCTTTTGCTCTAGAACCCTTACTAGATCATCAACAGCCGCCCGATGTTTTGGTAGATTATGATTATAATATCTGAAAAAATTCTGAAGTTCTATTTTCATGACCATAAATACTGCTATATTACTATTTAGTTTTGTGTGGTATTTTAACGGTCAGGAATTTAATGAGGTTGATAAAAAGTATGAGGGATTTGTTTATTTAATAACCAATCTTGAAAATGGAATGAAGTACATTGGTAAAAAACATTTCTGGGAAAGGAGAAAGAATCCAAAAACCGGAAGACGCCAGACCAAAGAAAGCGATTGGAGAAAATATTTCGGTAGTTGTGACCAACTAAAAGAAGACGTTAAGGTATTGGGAGAGGATAAGTTTAAAAGAGAAATTTTATATTTGTGTCCTCATAAAAAAAGTATGTCCTATTATGAGACATATGAACAGTTTAAAAGAAATGTTTTAATGGACGAGAGTTATTATAATACCAATATTGAAGGGAAGTTTTACAGTAGTGAAGTAGAGCGGATTTATGGTCTAGTCACAGAATCATTTTGTCAACAAGAAAAAGAACCTCGTTGAGGTATTTGTCAGCGAGGTTCTTTTCGTTTTGTGGTCTAGGCTCATTATAGAGCCTAGTTTTTAGGTCGTTTAGTTTTGCTTTTAGATTATAAACGTCGGTTATGTGAACCATTAGTCGTTAAAATACTCAAGAGCAATATCTACAACACTATCTTCTGTTAAAGATTCAAGAATATCCAGGGCCTCTGATTCATCTTGAGCATAACCAATACTCATAATGTCTTCAAGCATAAAATCAATTAGATCATAATAATCTGATTCTTTTAGTTGACCCGCAAATTTGGCGGCGCGTTCACGGACGCCAGTGCTGGCTCTTTGTGAAGAAAGTCTTGCACCAGGAGCCGCAAATCTTACACCCCTTGTTCTACTACCAGATGCTGCCTTTTCTAACTTTTTGGCAGCCTCGGCTTTTCTGGCCGAAATTTGCTTTCTTTGTACTGCTGGTTGACCAGATGTAGAGGCTGGTAGGGCCTTTCGTGGGGTCGAAGTTTTTACCCCACCATCAGTAGTACCTTTAGCAGCAACATCTAGTTTACGTTGAACAGCGGCCCGACGAGTTGCAGTTTCTGGGCGAGCCGGGGGAAGGGCCTTTGGTTTTGCAAAAGCATCACCCACTTCTTTTTTTGCTGTAGTGGTTCTTTCGGCCTTGCGCTGTTCATAATCGCCACGGGACATTTTAGATGGTTCTTTACCAACTTTTCGTTGCAGGGCGACACCGACTTTACGAATTGCACTACCTACTGCCCTTCGCTTACTACCAGTTTCTGCTGTTGGCTCTGTGGTGACCGTAACTTGCCTACCACCAACTCTGGCCGTTCTAGTGGTTGCAGGGGCCGCAGCGGCTTTTGTGCCACTAGTCATCATTTGTTTACCAGTCTTGCTCAGGGACTTACCACCACGGCGAAGAAGACCTTTAAGAAGAGCCTTACCACGATCAACAACTTTACCACCAAGAGCCTTTGCGGATTTTGCTAGACCCCCAACCGATCCTGCTACAGCCTGCTTTACTGAAGAAATAGGACCAGTAAGTTTATTTCTAACAGTTCTAGCAGCACCGCGAACACGGGCTCCCCTTTCCTGCCTTTTTGCTCTTTGTCTGGCTTCCGTTGCGCTTGCCTCAGACTGAGCTGCATATTGTTTGCGACTAGCGATTCTAGATGCCATATCAACTCTCCTCGCCTCATAAAGAACATCAGCAACGAGTTGATCATAAGACTCACAGATTACCTCGTCCTCTAGGGCATAATCGATCATCTCAAAAGATTCTTCTAGGGTATGGCCATAATCGCGGAATTCCCAGACCATTTCTTCGATTACTTCTTCAATGTGTTCGGGAAGCATGTAATCGACAAAACGAAGATTATCAAAAGACTCTTCGATCTTGCGGTAGTCATAAATTTCAGAGTAGGCTTCAGAAAGTTGGTATCTAGACATGTGTATTGAATGGTTAAGTTCTTTTAGTATTTAGCAAAAAGCCCCATTAAAGGGGCCAGTTTTTAAAGTTTGAAATTACTAAAATCGTCAGGCGACATATCTTGATTAAGGCCGCCGACAATATAAGATTCAAGCGCCTCTTCTTGAGGTGGGTTTTGAACATTTTTAGAATTAAGCCAATTTTCTGTCCAAGGGAGAGGATTATTATTGGCCGGAACATCATAAAGAGGCTTAAGGCCAATACTCTTTATTCGACGGTTAGCAATCCATTCAACATAATTAAATAGAAGTTTATCGTTAAGACCGATCATACTCCCGTCTTTAAAAAGATATTGAGCCCATCGCTTTTCTTCATCTACAACTTTCTTAAACATTTCATAAACATAGGGCTCTTCTTCTTTGGCAATTTTGGCCATATCAGGATCGTCCGCCCCACTTTTCCATTTCGTTAAGATATTTTGGGTCAAGAAAAGATGGAGACGTTCATCGTGGGCAATTTTAGAAATAATCTTTGCAGAACCTTCCATTAAATGAAGTTCACCGAAAGCAAAAGAACAGGCGAACGAAACATAAAAACGAATTCCCTCTAGGATATTAATATTAGAAACAGCCCGAAAGAGTTTCCGTTTGACCTCATATAATTCAGTTTTTCCAAGATCTACGCCCTCATTATTAAATTTCCAAAGATTAGAAGCACTATAATTCTGGGCCGATTGAATATGTTCATCATAAGATTCAGTTACACTTTTTGCCCGCTCTAAAATATTTTCATCGCCAATAATAGTGTCAAACACGTCAGATGGATTAGAATAAACATTCTTGATAATGAAAGTGTAAGAATAGCTATGGATCATTTCCATAAATTCCCAACAAATCATGGCAGATTCAAGTTCTGGCAATGAGCAATAAGGAATTAATCCAATTCCGGGTCCTCGTCCCTGCACTGAATCAAGCATAATTTGATATTTTAGGTTAGAAGTAAAAATATGCTTTTGCTCAGGGCGAAGTTTTTGATAATCCGCCCGGTCCTTAGGGAACATATATTGATAGGCTTCCGGCCTCCAAAAGGCCCCCAATTGTTGCTGGGTCAGTTTATAAAAAACCGGAAACTTATTAATGTCATATCTTTGGATGCCTAGAGGCTGTCCAAAGAACATTGGTTGATTTACCGAGTCTACCTTGTTTTTATTGAAAACAGTCATACCTGTTATTTCAGAGTTTACATGCGTCACAATCTTCTTCCTCCATGTCTAGAATGTCGTCTACTAAATTTTCTACTTCCATATCATCATCTTTACCATCATAGGTATTGAGATAATAGGCTGTCTTATGTCCCAGTGAGTAAGCCGAAAGGAAATCCTTAACGATAACACTCATTGGAACCTTATTATCTGGATAGTGCTGTGGGTTATAGCTCCAGTTGGTACTTATAGATTGATCAAAGAATTTTTGCATTACTGCAACAATATTGAAATATCCTTCATTTGATTTCATGTCCCAAAGTAAAGTATAATTATTTTTTAGTTTATTATACTGAGGAACAATGTTGCGAACTTTTCTTTTGACAGATAGATATCCCCTAGGTGGCTCGATACCATTAGTCGTATTAAGTAATTTTACCGAAGACTCGCAGGGCATTTGAGCCGTGAGGGTAGTATGTCTCAGGCCAAATGTGTCAATTTCTTTTCTAAGAGCCTCCCAATCGTGATGTAGAGGTTCGGAACAAATAGTATCAACTTCTTTTTTATAAGTATCAATTGGTAAAATGCCATCTGCATATTTTGTATTTACAAATCCTTCACATGCTCCCTTTTCCTTGGCTAATTGTGCAGAAGAATTGAGTAAGTAATATTGAAGACTCTCGATTAATCTATGTACAAGATGCACTGATTCAGAATCTTCATATTTTACCCCATTTCTAGCAAGATATTGGGCTAATCCAGTAATACCGATACCTAAGGTTCTGTTTTTCTTAGTTGGTATTTCTGCCGCTTTAACCGGATACTCTTGAATATCAATTAATTCATCAAGAAATCTAACAATAAGATCACAATACTCCTTAAGATCATCTAAAGATTTTAAAACTCCAATATTGATAGCAGAAAGAATG